ATGATATAAATATATCTTGCATGTACATTCTCCCTTTTTTGTTTTATCAATAGTTAATCATACCACTCCAACCGCCAATATTCAATTATCAATGTACATTTAACGAACCTTGTATTTTTACAAACAAACTATATATTTTCTTACTAAATGCTATGTTTATTAGCAAAAATACAACATTAGTTACTTTTCTGTTTTTCCATATCACCTTTTTGCCGATATGGTTCTGGCATCGTTTTGGGCATCCAGGCCATCACTTATCACTCCAATCTTGTAATCTCCATAGCCTGTCCGCAATGCCAACAATACACAGTGTCTTGATTTACAGTATTTCGACGCTTCTTGACTGTTTCATTGTATGTACCACATCTCGGGCAAGTACACAAATCCCATCCGACAAGTTTCTTTGGTATCTGCTTCCCCCTTACTTCTTGCAGTTCTTTCACCGTCCCCAATGCTCTGTACTGGTCCAGTTCTTTAAAACCTGCAATTATAACCTCTGCTTTTTCTTTTCTCCCTGCATAAAGCATAGGACTTACATTAGGCTCATTCTTTGCGATATGGTCTAAAGTAACCACGGCGTCGTCTCTGACATTTTTAATCCACTTAATTGCCTTTGTTTCCTGTTCATTCATCACAACACCCCATTTCTTTGAGTAATTCGTCAATAGACTCTGTCCAATTTCTTTCGTTAATATGGTTTGGCAAATCATCATAATTATCTTTCAGTTTCTCGCACCGCTCAAATTCGATTACCCACACCCAAGGGTTTGCATCCCAGCCGTATCGGTCAAGGTCGGATTTCTTGACGGTGGAGTTCCACAACTTTCCGAAAGTCTCCGGATATGCCTTTTCCATTAACATATCGTGATACTCATCGCTTAAAGTCTGGTAATCATCCCAGATACCCTCTTTCTTGCACTCTTCAACCGTAATATCATTCAGTTGCTCAACCCTCACATCCGTAACCTTTAACCATAGTCTTGCTGCTTCTTTTGGCATATGGATGGACGGATACCATCTGTTGTTTTCTCCTGGAAGGCATTCTGCTTTTATATCAATACCATCCGCTTTGTAACAATACTCTAGTTTTGGCTTTCCATCTTCGTCCGGAACATAATGGTCTGTCCATGTTTCCCGGACATACAGAATATCTCCCGGCTGGAATGGCTCTTTATATATTGCATTTATCAATTCATTGTCCGTCATATCGCAATAAGGTTTAAACAACATTTTCTTTTCTCTTATGTACTCTTTCGGCAGATTATTAGGGCATTTATCACATCCAAGTCCTATAATCTGTTTTGGTTTCACACATCGCCTTGTAACAGTCTTTCTTCCGTCAAGAATAGCCTTTACCATTTCGGTATTGAATAAAATCGGTTTAATTGCCATCCACTCCACCTCCTTTCACGATCTCGATTGCTCTTTCATAAGCGCATTCCGCACCGCCATAGTAATTTGCTGATGCTCCGCACATTCCGGCGATTGCTTCTGTCTTCGCTGATTCGCTTATTTGTATTGATTTCTCCAACTGCTCCACAACCTTGTCCGGGTCGTAAGCGGTCGGCATTTCATCAAATGCATCAATAATCAAATTTGCTTTGATATTATCCGGTTCGTCTGAAAGAATGTCATACACTCTTTCCATGAAATCTTCTCTATTGACATCCGCATCAATCAGTCTCATTCTCTTCTCCATTCCTTCCATCAAATTCGCACACCAATTTGTCACAATTCCAAACAGAACACCAACGCTCTAGGTATTCACACCAAAACATTCTCTCCACCTGCTATCTTCAACGCTTCCTCGGCTTCTTCACGAATGAGGAATACGGTTTTGCCAATATCGGAAAAGTTAAACTGCATCATGTAGCCATGATTTTCATAGCAAACATTGAACAGTCCGCCACCCATTTCTTCTGAATCATTCAAGCCAATAAAGGCAACCTGTACACGATATGGTGCATCTTTTGACCTAAAATACCAACCTTGCATTCTGTGATTAGTCCATAGAATATCTCCCACCTTGCAAGGCAGTTTCAGCAGTAAGCCCTGTTCCTCTAAATCCTCGTAATGCCCTAATTTTTCGCACATATCATGTTGTAATTCGCATCTGTTACATGCCATACTAAGTCCAAGTCCGTCACATTTTTCAAAACACTTTGGATAATAATATGCGGTATTACTTTCATTTCTTTTTGTTAATCTCTCCATGCTCTACCTCCTACACTTCCGATTCTTTCCTAAGATAATCCATATATCCCATTGACTGTTCAAGCACATATACAGATACCGCATTGGTTATACGCCCCACCAAATCATCAGAATCTTTCTCTCTTTCATAAGTTGCACGTACAACTTCGCCAATCTGTGTGTACTGTGCTTTGCCTTGGCTGTTAATCCATGCCGTCAAATCCATTACTTCCTTACTGACTATCTTGGATTTAAGGTAATCGGTTAATTCTATCTGTCCTTCACATTGATAGTTCATAGTCTCCCTCCTACACCACAAACGATAACTGCTCTCCGCCATAGTCAATTCTCATATTCTTTGTTCGCTCACATCGACACAATTCTGGAAGATTTGCCTTTACCAATGCTGCAGGAATCGGCGGACAAACCGCATTTCCGCATCTTCTGACCTGTTCACTTCTTGGATAAGGCTTACCTGTGTCATCATGGTCAATTATGTAATCATCCGGGAATCCCTGGCACCCATATAATTCCTTTGGTTCAAGCATACGAAGCCCGATATCAACAATCTGATAATCAACACCATTAACCGTTACCAACCCAAATCTGTCCTTTGTTGTAACCGTATCAAGTGGAGATTTAATGTCTTGTCCAGTTGCATCTCCGTAATATTTAATTAGAAAAGCTCGGACCTCTCCAAAATGCCCTGCGGAAGTTGTTATGGTATGCAACGGCTCTCTTACGTCTTGACCGGTACCGGATTTATAAAACTTACTCAAAAATGATGTAACCAATCCGTACCGGTTGGAACTGTCAACTGTCATAATCGGATCTTCTATCGTCTGCCCTCTGACGTCCTTTTCTGACTGTTCGCCATGATACTGGATAAGAGTCGGACTGATAAGACACTGCTGATTTCCTGTTGTAATTGTATCTATCGGCTCATCAACTTTACTTCCGTTGCCTTGATAGTTACCGCCATAGGCTTTATCGATTATTGGTGCAAGTTTTGGCTCTACCACTCCAAATCCATGCTTTCCGGTTATGGTCGGCATTGGCTCGTTAATATCCTGTGGTCTGCGTTCTCCTCCATGGTTACACTGAATAATAAATGGCTCTGGATTTTCTAATACGAACTTTTTAATTCCTCTTGCGATTCTATCCATTGTCTTAGGTGCCAATGGTCGAACGGCACGGATTCCATATTTCTCTTTGATTTCTGCTGATGTATCAAATATAGAAGGACACGGCAATGAAAAATCAAGCTGCGTGTATGCTCCAACGTATGGCTTCAACAGTCCGGCTTTTACTTCTTCACTATCTGCCGGCGCATGTGTAGGCTCTGGCCATACAATCGGCTTGCCGTCACATCTTGCAATCAAGAAGAATCTCTTTCTCATAGTCGGTGCACCATAATCAGCAGCAACCAATTCTCGGTGTTCAACTGTATATCCCAATCCTTCCAATTGTCTAATGAATTTCTGAAATGTTGTTCCCTGTTTTGCTTTGATTGGTCTGTGGGCCCGATTCAAGGGTCCCCATGTTTTGAATTCTTCCACGTTCTCAAGCATTATCACATCCGGCCGGACAAGTCCTGCCCACCGAAGTGCAACCCACGCAAGTCCTCGGATATTCTTATCCTTTGGCTTACCGCCCTTTGCCTTGCTAAAATGCTTGCAATCCGGAGAGAACCAAGCAAGTGCCACAGGATGTCCATTGCACGCTTTTACCGGGTCTACATCCCACACGCTCTCACAATAATGTTTCGTGCTTGGATGATTCACCTTGTGCATCTTGATTGCTTCCGGGTCATGATTGATTGCAATATCAACGCTGATTCCAGTTGCCATTTCTATGCCGGTACTAGCACCGCCACCACCAGCAAAATTATCTACTATTAACTTTCCGTCTATCATGGTAGCACCTCCGGCATGAAATCAAACAATGTTGGCTCGTCCACTTCATTTTCAGCAGCCTGCAGATATCCAACTCCATCACGAAAATAATCTGGATTCAACTCGCATCCTTTACCATTCCGGTGCATCTTAACCGCTGTCATCGGAACTGTCATAAGACCGCCAAATGGATCATAGATTGTATCTCCCTCATTGCTGTATCTATTAATGATTCTTTCCACGATATCCAGCTGTAAAGGGCATACATGCATCTGTGCACGTCTACGGCTCTGTGTCGTATTTAGAGTACGCATCCGATTGATGTCATCCCATACTTCAAGCTGATTCCATGACCCAGGGGCAACCACCATGAATGTAGCCGGGAGCTTTCCGTCTCTATCTAGATCCTCTGCAAGCTTCACATGGTCTTTGTAGTTGTACACACTTCCGCGGCTATATTCTCTATATACCCGTTGAAGGTTATCTACCGGGAATTCTTTCAGCTCTTCTTTGCTTACAAGCCTGTCTCCTGAACTTCTCCAATATCCATGTGCATCAATCTGCCACTGTGCCCTTGTATAGTCCTCTTTAGATTTCTTTACCGGCACATCTGCATATGCTGTTGATCTGTCAGTTGGAAGTTTGCGAAAAAGCAAGATATATTCCGGACACCCTACACCCATCTTGGACCCGTCCTTACACTGTTCTGTCCATCCAAGACGATACGTCTGATTGTTTTCTCGAACAACGTCCGTTACTACTGTAATCATCCCGAAATACTGAAAACCATGCTTCATATAATGGCTGATGCACTGTGCATGGAATGGTTCTATGGTCGGCATTCCGGTACCGGTGGCATTTCCAAAAAGTACGCGGTCTTTCACGTGGATTGCAGCTACACGGCCAGGTTTTAGCACTCGGAGGAGTTCAGGTGTAAGATAATCCATCTGTTCAAAGAATCGCTCTGTGTTCTGGTTATGTCCGAAATCGTTATAATTGGCACTGTATTCGTAATGGTTACCGAATGGAATCGAGGTATGTATCAAATCAACGCTGTTTGTTTCCATTGCCCGGGTTTCCTCTACACAATCCCCATATACCGCTTCATAATGATTTCCTCTCACTGTTCTTTCTTCTCTGCTACCTTCCACACCCATCTTCCTTTCTAATCGCTGCGCCTTATTTGCTGAGTTCAGTCCATATTTTTTTACAATCTCGATCATCTTTGCTACCATGTGATTATGATTTTTCCACTTTTCCAGTAATACTTCTTTGATCTGTCGCTCATTTTCCATGTAAATAATATCAATCACAACCGGCTCTTTCTGTAAAAATCGATAACACCGGTGCACCGCCTGGATAAAATCGTTAAACTCATAATCAATTCCAAGAAATATCTCGCGATGGCAATACCTCTGAAAATTGCATCCGGATCCTGACAATGATTTCTTTGTGGCAAATAATTTTGTTCGTCCATTCGAGAAATCAATCACTCTCTGCTCACGCAAGTCATAATCCATAGATCCGTAGATATCTACTGTTTCCGGCAGTGCTTTTTTTATTGCATGTCTCTCATTTTCCAGATCGTGCCATAAAAGAAAATGATCTTCTGGCGATTCTTCTACAATTCGTTTCATTTCTTGCACTCTGCGGTCAATGCTCTCTCTTTTTACAGTTGCTGCTTCTTTCAATCCTTCTGCCGCTTTCTGGAATAACTGTATCTGTCCGTCACGATCTGCAGTATCGCCATAATGCACCGGTAATTCATGCCATCTCACATCGAGTGGCGGCAGATCATATCCTTCATCAGAATATACCGGATTGAGATCTGAAGGTTTCGTGATAAAAAGTGCCCAGCTCGATACCCACATCCAGAATTCATCTTCCATATTCGGATATAACGTCAAGTTATTAGCTTTCGTACTGTCTCTTTGAAAAAATCGTGTTAGTGCTTGTCCGGTGTCCATAACTTCCAAATATCCGGCATAATGGATTAGCTCTTTATATTTATTCGGTGACGGTGTAGCAGTTGCCACAAGCTTATAGGGTACGTTTTTAAATTTATCTAAAAACGTCTGATAGGTCTTGCTTCCGAAAGACCGAAGAACGCTGGCTTCATCCAAGGATGTTGCTGCAAAGTAGTCTGGCCGGATATCACCATCCCGGACACGTTCATAATTTGCCAGCACAATCTGGCTGGTGCTCTGTTCTACTTCTTCCATTGTCCGGCAATATTCCGGTTTCTCATATCCAAGTACCTCCACTGCGTCGTGCGTAAACTCCTGTTTCACTCCAAGCGGCAACACGATCAACGCTCGGCCTCCGCTATACTCTGCAGCTAAGTGACAGAATTCTATTTCCTGCACTGTTTTTCCAAGTCCAAAGGATTCAAACAGTGCCCGTCTTCCACCTCTTAATGCCCACATCACAGCATCTCGCTGGTGTGGCTTTAATGCTTTATTTACTTTTTCCGGATCTACAACAAATCCGCTTTCTGTTGCCAGTTCAATTTTTGTTTCTAAAAATTCTTTATATGTCATTCTTTCAAAAGGAACCCGGCGCGCCTTATTCCCGGGAAGGTCCCGTGCTCCTTTCTCCATGTTTGTCATGGTATTAATTGTTATTCATCTTTAATTTTGCAACTGTAACCGCAATAATAAACCGTCTTTATATTTCCTCTTATCTTTATTTTCTGCTTATAAACATAATTTTCTCTGTCGTATGCCTCAAAGCAGAGAGTTTTTCCACATACGCGGCAGGTATTAATGCCATCCCCGTTATATTTAATTTTGTTCTGCCTACGGTTTTCCGACTTCGTAAGTTGTTGCAATTCACTTTCAAACAGCTCTATGCTCTGCTTTATGTAATTTCTAAAGAATGTCTTTAAATCTCCAGAAACTTCTTCTACAAAGCTGTCTACAGGCATCACACAATCATTTTTTACAAAAGCGACATCTACATTAGGCAACTCCTCTAGCAGCCATTGTAAAGATGCTATTTCGCCCTTTAATTTAATTATTCTGTCCTTTGGTTTAACCATTTGGCTCAA